TAACTCGTCAAGCATTAGGATAATAGGTTTGCCTAGGTGTATACCAAACTGCTCATTGGGTAGGAACGATACACACTTGTCCGCGCCATTGATGTTGGGTAGAAACAAGTCACCAAGGTCTTTGGTAGTGCCGTCAAAGTAACAGGCTATGTGGTCGGGTAACTTCTTCTTGAGTATCTTGAGTAACGTAGACTTACCGATACCCATGTCACCCTCGATCACTACAGTACGTTTACCACCTACACTCATTAGTAGGTCTACGATTTCATCAATACTACTTGCATATAAGTTGTTCATAATTATTTCCTCGATTGTGTTCTACACTGTAGAACAATACTTTTTGGTAAATGTTTGGTGCGCTTGCGTACGATCACTCGCGCACCTTGGTCATTGACACGATACAACGTGTTACCACGCCATCGCTCCATGTTCGATACACTAGCTTCCATGTTACATATCCAGTGATGGTAGAGATTTGAGAATGTCATCTACCTTGTCTTTCGTTTCGGCACGCAAGAACTCGTCATCACGTAACCCCTCGGGCGTAATGCCACGCAACGCACCATCTAGCTTGAGGCGCATCGCTTCCATCTGGCTGTCACCTGTCACATTACAGGTACTCAACAAGTCAACCATTGATAACGCATTACTGACTAGCGTATCGCGGAATACTTGCTTCTTGCCGTTGCTGTCAGTTAGCTTGGCACTCATGTTGGTTAGCGCGGTATGCATACGCTTCCACACATCACCCATAGCGTTACTCAGTTGGTCAGAGTAGAACTTGTCATAGTCGGCTTTGAGTTGAACACTAGCCTCATTGCCCACGTCAACACGAAAGTCACCCGCATCAGGTAGCGGTGTATAATTGACACGCACATCAAACTTACTGCGTATCTGCTCGGCTGTTGGGTAGTCATCATGTACAAACAAGTTACCCAGTTTGGCTTGCGCACGCGACACTGCAAAGTCATAGTCATCAATGAACTCATCAACCAGTGACTGAAACGCATCAATCGCATTGGTCATCTGTTGGTGATAGTCAAAGTAAACTGCTGTCGGTAACAACCTCAACCCACTGTCAGACCAAGGCATAGTCATCGGGTAGTGTATGTGGTTGCGTATCTTGCCACGCAATTCGTTGATCGCTTTCAGCTTGTCACAGTCACCCAGTAACATCTTATTGACTGACACCACGCCATTGTCTGCGTAGTTTTGGTTGGCGACTGTCTTGGACTCGCGCTTGTCTTTCTTGCGACCTGTCCACACGCTGATGTTCAACTCGGTAAGCATCGCACTAGATGCTAGGCTTGGTACTTCAATATTATTTGTCATTTTGTTTCTCCGATTGTTTACTGCGACTCGCAGTAGATTGTTGTAATGCGTACTCTTTATTGAGTCGCACACGTTCATGCCAGTAGCGGTCATGCACTGGCTGTTGCTCTTTGGTATACTCACGCACAATGTCGTGCCACTCTTTATATAGATGGCTCATCGTCACACCTCATGTACTTGTCCCAAAAATCAAACATTACCGTAGACTTAGATTGTGCATCGGCTGTCGGATAATCATCACCGTATATAGTGAACAGATACTCTACCAACGCATCACTTGGCACGTACAGTAAGAACTTATACAGTGTGGCTGTGTCCAAGTAGTGATTAGCCCTAGATGCCTCAGCCTCAAAATGCGTCAGCACGTCATGTACTAATGAAGAATGATTTGTATTAGTCATATTTCCAACCCTCGCTTTTGTATTTGGGTTCGGGTGCATCTACCGCACGTGAAGTCTCTTGTTGCTCAAACATATCATCGAACATTTGATCTACACTGCAACCCTTGAGTCGCTGTCCGTCAGTTTCATCTGCAACACCTGCATGTTCCATTAGCATGTAGTACAGACTGCTTTTGTTGTCGAAGTCTAACTTTTTGTTTTTCATAATTGATACTCCGTAAATTGAGTTACTGCGAGTCGCAGTAAACGTACCTGCAACACACAACCTGTAAACGAGTTATCACCCGATTACCTGACTATTATGACACAAGTGAGTGTTAATGTCAAGTTATGTGGGTTCGTTATGGTGAGTGTGTGATTGTGTAGGTTGGTGATAATGTTACTTTTTGAATGTTACGGAATTGCTGTAATGTTACCACAATGTTACTTTTTGTTTTCGGCTGTGTCTCAGTGGTGACGCGGAATGTTACTTTGTTACCAAATTTTGCGTTTTTGTAAGGTGATATTTATTTTTGTTTTTTGATGTTGAGATGAACTCTGCGAGAGTGCCCTCGAATAAAACCTTTCAGCTATTTTAAGTAAAAGGTAACATTATAAATAAATAGATAGATAGATAGAAAAGGTTATACAATACCACACGTCTGCTATATTACTGCGACTCGCAGTAGAATGAAATACCACACCATCGCACACAATAATACTTTGTTACTTTTTGGCGAAAAATTTGGTAACAAATGGGTAACATTACAAAAAAAAGGTAACATTGCAAAAGTAACAAAGCGCAACGCGCATCGACTTACTGGTATCGTGTAGTAACGTGTAACATTGCAAATGATATTACTGCGACTCGCAGTAGAGGCGCAACACGGCACAATTTACTGGTATCGCAAAACACGCAACACGGCACAATGTACTGGTATCATTTTTTCGAGACGAAAAAAAGCCCACCGAAGTGGGCTAGGTTGATTATTTTAGGTTAGTTAAGAATTCCTCGAGTAAGTCTAATTGTGCTACTGGGTCATAGTTTGGGTATTCATCATTGTCAATTAGCTTCTTAAGTGAATCCACCATAGCGCGCTGTTTATCAGCACAGGTTTTAGGCGCTTGAGGTTCAGGTTTACTGCGAGTTGTAGTAGATTCATCTTTGATCTTGGTTGATCTACCTACAACACCTTCAAACTCAGGGTCTAACCACTGGTTAAGTTTCGTCATTCTACTGGATACCTCATTCTTAGCTTTATCTAATGCGTATTCCGCAGTGACCTGTTTACCTTTCCAAGATACCTTTTTCTTTTTACTTGCACTATCTAGGGCTATATAGGCTTTATGGTCAGGTGTTACCATTTTGGCAAAATCATCCGCCCAGTCACCACCAAAATTGGCACATAGGTTAGCTTTCAATTCGTTGAACGCCTCCTTGGATAGCAATCCCTTTCCCTTCTTTCCATTAGGTGATATATAAACTAGATGGGCATCTTTACCTATATCTTTAATGGCGGTAGATGCTAGGGTCTTCAATGTGCCATCATGGCTATTGGTCTCTGATACCCAAAGGTTGGCGTGTGATATTGCTTTCGAAAGTTTAGTTTGATTTGTCATAATTGTATTTCCTATTAAATTAACCAAGGGCGTTATTGCCTCTTGATGGTTCACATATTAACACGTTAGCGTACATGATCAAGGGATAGCGTAGGATTTTATGGGTTTACTGCGACTCGCAGTATATTGCCCCCCACCCCCCGCTTTTACTATTTAGGAATCCTAACAACATATATATACCAATACGCTCAAATAAATCGTATTTTTCTGAAACCCCCCCACCTTGTTTAAAAAAGGCTAGTCAAAAAAAATTTTGTGTGTTACTTTTGAAACTCATCCAAACTTGAATAGGTTACGTATGGGTCAGGTTTTAGTAGAAGGTAATGCGAGTCACATAGGTAGGGTAGGTGAGTTCTTCGCTATATATAAGTTAGAGAAGTATGGTATTGAGTGCCACCATGTAGACCGTTCCGGCATAGACTTGTGGTGCCAATCGCTAGACAATTCGTTATTCACATTGCAGGTCAAGTCTGCAAATCTATGTCATTTCAATAAAAACAACAAACGTAGAGGCATATCTGGATATAGTTATAACCTAAGAGCGGAACATACTGCAGATTTTTATATGTTTATAGCTTTGGATATGGAGAGATTACTGATAGTGCCCACGGCAGAGTTAGAGGGTAAGAATCAATTACGTTTGTTACCCCCTGACTTTACACAAGAAGACGAGTTGGATGGTGTTAGTATGCTGCGTTCCTTTAAAAGGGAAGATCATCTTCAAAAAAGATGCAAACAAGTCCAATAGATACAACGACACATGCGGATGATAGAAACATTAGTTCGGGCAAGAGAGTACTCCAGTAAGTAGTAAGTTAGGGAAGGCGGCATTATATACACATTGCGGTATATATTCTAATGCATATTGTTTATATTTCGCATGATTTTTGGTAATGACCTTGCACTTGTTATTACTTTTTGGTATATATACACCTACGGTTAATAACCTGCGAACATAATATGACGATAAAGCTCGAGCCAGAGAATGGTGTACCAGTGTATGACGACGATCCTGCGGTGGATTTGTCCGTGCGTGCGCGTGCTGCTACCGTAACGGCAAAGCAGTTAGAGCAAGAGGGTTTAGATTTGACTCCTACGGCTGAAGATGAGGCTATGGCGAGTATGTTATCTATCTCTTATGCTAAAGATCCTGAAGAAACTTCCAAAAAAGCTACTAAAGCGCGTGTTGCGGAGCTAACTCCTGCCTCTTTGGTACTTACAAGCAGTATTTTAAGTGAATTTGGTCGTTCTGTGGTGGAATCTGCTACGTCTGTACGACATTTAATCACGAATAAGCTGATATTGGAGACAGAAAACCCTGATGCGAAGATAAGGTTACGTGCGTTGGAGTTGTTGGGTAAGATTTCTGATGTAGGGTTGTTCGCAGAGAAGTCAGAAGTGACGGTTACACACCAATCAACAGATGATTTGAAGAAAAATTTACGTAAAAAGCTAGAAAAACTAGTAAATCCCCCTGAAATTGACGGCGACGAAGTTGTAACCGACGCGGAGGTGGTAGATGAGTAAGACGTACATACACGTAAATCAGCATAAAATACGTTCTAACCTAAAAAATGGGGCAGATGAGCCGGTTATTACAGTAAAAAATGGCAAAAACAACACATATTGCCGTTCTGTAACCATAAATGGGCCAGCTACAGTAAGACAAAGCCTAACTGACAAACCGATTCTTAGTTGTGGGGCACGTGTTGTTATAGAAACTACGTCTCCAGTGGAGATTTTAGACTAATGTCTGACTTTTCGCCGGAAGAAGTCCAAAAAATGTTGGACAACTTGGATAATTTTAGTGATGAAGAGGTCACTGAGATAGAAAAGATGGTAGATGAGTTAGATGCGCGACGTAAAAACAAGGTTGCGTATGATGATTTGATAGCTTTTTGTAAAAGAATGATGCCTGACTTCATTGTAGGCAAACATCACCGTATTTTGGCTGATATGTTGATGGATATTGAGAAAGGAGCTAAGGATCGGGCATGTGTAAACATACCTCCTAGGCATGGTAAGTCCCAATTAGTG